GCGAATACGATCCTTGTGGCCTGACAAAGCGAACGGGCAGCCCTGCATACAATTCCGGCCACGAGGTTTCGAGGGTTATCTCTCTGGTACGAGACAGCGAGCGCACAAACGCCAACTGATAGATATTATCTCCCAACCCCTGCATGCCGAGGATGTGTAGCCGCCGGTCAGGCGACGCGAGCGACGGGTGCGATCGGATCGGCGGCAGCAACATGGTCTTCCAATCGCACGATCGGCCAAAGCGTCAGCTCACTTCCCGGCGAGGCGTTAACGCATTCGATATTAAGTTGCGTCAGGTCTTCGGCAACCTTCGGTAAGTCAGTCTGTTGGCGCCGCCAGCAATCGGCGGTTGGTTTCCACGGATGCGGTGGGTGGTGATGGATCTTGCCGTCCGGCCCGGCCTTCTGGTCGATGCCGAGCAGGACGATCTTTGCCACGCCCAGATGGACGGCAAGATTTAGCGCCGCCGTCAATGTTGTATTCTTCACCATCAAGGTATGCGTATCGGTGGCAAGGCCCGGCGTGGTCTTGCGGATCATCGTTAGGATCGGCGGCGGGCCACTCACTGAGGTTGAACAACTGACGATCTTGCCCTTGAAATTCATCAGCGCCTTGCGGTGGTGCAGAAACCAGCGCATGTCGGCGAATATAACGTATTGTGCCCATGGCACCGCAAGATAGCTGCTGTTGATGGCGATAACGTTCTTGCCTTTGATCAATTCAAGGTTCTGCTCAAGCAATGACGTGCCGCCGCCAACGATATAGCCGACTTCCCCTTTCCAGGCCGGCTCGATGCGCCAGTTCAAACCTGGAGTCTCATATAGTTCTGGATCATTTCCGTGGCGTTTGGCGGCAAGATCGAGCTCGCCGGAGCGGCGCCACCCTTGCCGGCCGCTGCATAACGGAAACGATTGTAATAATCGCCATACGCCACCGTCGTATCGCCATGCGTGGTCGAGCGGATCGATGGATCTCGGTTTGCGCTGAAATGCTGCCAACGCAAGGTTTCGATGCAGCCTTGCGCCAACAAGGCCGGCGCTTCGTCGGGCAAATTGTAGCCGCCGCTATATTGCAGGACCACTTCGCCCGACCAATGACTGTTGACCGGAGGATACATCCACGACCACATGCCCGGCACCAGCCAGAGCAGGCCGGCGTCCATATCAATTTCATAGCTGGTTGCATCGACTGTCTGACCGCCGACCGTGATCGAGGTCAGTTCCTTGACCGGAAACTGCCACAGATTGAGGCCCTTGGTCGGATCGTAAAACGACATGCGGAAGCTTTCCGACACCGTCAGCAGGGCAAATGTCCGGTCGCACAGTTCGCTGATCATGCGCGATACCGTTGTTATTTTCTCGCCCATGATGCCGTCTGCAGCGGTATTACCGGTGATGCCAAGCGCCGCATTCACCGCATCCACCGTGGTCAGGTCATAGACCGGCGAAGTCGGCTCGAGGACGGTTACAACAGATTTCCTCATGGCTCATATTTGCCTATTGGGCCTTGTGGACCCGGCGGACCGCGCTCGCCATCCTTGCCGTCACGCCCTTTTCTGACGAACAATTGCCATTGCTTGGAATCGCCGGGCTTGTCCTTGGCGCCCTCGACCATGCAGATCCAGCCGGCCCCGCCGCACGACACCATGTCGTCGACGTGAAAATCGTCATCATGTTTCCATGGCCCGCGGTGACGCCCGCGCGAGGGTCCGGCACCGTCCTTGCCGTCCTGGCCAGCAGGACCGGCCGGCCCCGTCTCGCCCTTCAAGCCATTGCTTCCCGGCGCGCCATCTTTTCCATCCCGGCCATCCTTGCCGGGAATCCCAACTTCGCCACGTAAGCCGATATCGCCGCGTTCGCCTTTTTCGCCGCGCGGACCTTGCAATCCCACATCTCCGCGCTCGCCCTTCTCCGGATATTTTCGCGCGGCCAGAATTTTGACTTCCGCCCTCAGCTCGTCGATTTGTGTTTTATAGATGGCACAGTGATCCTTGATGATCTCGGCGATCTCGCGCCCGAGCATATCCTCAAGCTGCAGTTGCATGGCCTAGGCTCCTGCGGATGGCGTCGAGCAAGGCACGCTGATTGATCGGCGTTGGTGCCGGAGCAACAGGAGTCGGGGCAGGGGCTGCCGGCAAGGCCGGAGCATTGGCCCGGTTGGACAGCGCTTCGAGCGTGAACATCTGCTGCTGTGCCATCGGCGATTCGCCGCCCTTGACGTCGATATAGCCAAGCACCCGCCTTGCTTCGTTCGGACTTAAAATGCCTTTGCTCACGGCTTCCGCCAGCACCGTGATCTGCGTCTGCGAATCCATGCGGAACAGGCCCGTCAGATCGAATTCGGCACGATACCCGGCGGCAATCAGGCCCAAGCCTTCCGACAGGATCAGTTCGATATGCTCGATCAAGCTTTGCAGGCATGACTTGTAATATTGCAGGTCGAGCAATTCGGCATTGTTGTAATTGGGAGGATCTTTCACCCCGACCATAAATGCGGGGATGCCGAACGCAGTGCAGATCGTTTCATCGGTATGCTTGAGCTGCTCGATCAATTGGCTATCGACGGCATTTTGCGTCAGCGGATTCCATGTCAGGCCGCTGCCGAGCACCGCGACCTTGCCCTGGTTATTGCCGGTGTAACTGTTGTGCCAATTGTTGGTTAGCCGTTCCGCCGTTACCTGATCGATATTGGCCGGCGCGGTGAGAACGCCGGACGGCCGCGCCGCATTGTTGAAAAACGATGCCGAGAATTGCTGGATGGAAAGCCCGCGCGCCGCAGGTGCCGCGGTCGAGTATAGCGGCGACATGCCGACCAGCGGATGAAACAGACAATTGATGCGATCGTGCATGATTTCATCGCCGGGCACCGTGACATGCTCATCGGTAAGGCCGGCGAGATGATCGGTATTGAGGTCGTAAAAGATCGTCCCGTCGTTAGCCACCAACGGCCTGACCCGATTGGGATCGAGCACATAGAGCGCGCTGACCACGTTGCGGTTGTCGCGCTCCTTCAGCACGAAGGCATTGCCGGCACGCAATTTCGAGATCAGCCAGCTTTCAAAAAATTGAATCCGCGTCTGAAACTTGTTCGGCTTGCCGAGTACCGGCGAGAAAGCCGCGGCGGCGGTTTCCTGCCAAACCTGATCGACCGGCGCCATCAGCTTAACGCGCATCTTGGCAACGTCGGCGGCGATCATGGAGACGCAACGATACAGCGTCGCGTTCTGTAACGGGTTCTCCATGCTCAGCGGCTGATTGCGCTGCCAGGCGCCGGCAAACGGCTCACGCACGATCGGCCACCAGCCTCGGTCATAGACTGCGGTTGGCAGCATCGGCGACTGCTTGCGCACGGAGACTTCGAAGCCGAGGATCTTCATCCTTCCTCGGCCTCGAGCTTGCGGTGCCGGTAGCGTTGTTTTTTGCGTTCCGGCACCGCTGCATCTTCACTTTCCGCAGCCAACTTGGCCGCCGATAACACCATGCGATGCGCGTCCGAAAGCGCTTCGAACAGTTCGCCCGCCTTCACTCTGCGGTAATTATATTCGAACGCCTTCAACGCGCGCATCATCATCCGGTCACCGCCCCGGCATAGGCTGCGTTGGTGAGGTAGAACACACCCTTGTCTCGGCCGCGCACCCAAGTGATGTAACGCTCGGCACGCACGAACACCAAGTTATTCTGGAATGCCGAGACCAGGTGGTAGTTGCCCGCGGCAGGAGCCGAGTCGAGTTCGACCGAGGCCTCGCGTGACACGTCGATCTGGATGCCGCCTTCATCGGCCACGAATATCGATGGCGGATGCATGGCGGTGATCTGCCCGGCCGGCGAGTTGTTCGAGGTGATCACGTTGACCCCGAAGATGCTGCCGCCGTTGCCGTTGATGTTGGGGAATTGCATCACCCCCAACGTCGTCATCATGCTGCCGATCGCTGTCGCCAACACCGGTTGCATGATCAGGGTCAGGTTGTCAGTCGGAATATTATACTCCTGGAAGTGGAACAGGATCTGCCGGATGTCATGGATCACCGCCGTGATGTCGGTGCCGGACGCAGCATCGCTGTCGGCGCCGTTGGTGATCGAGGCCGGCGACACGTTGGTCACCGCCGTAACTGACGGCTTGATGAACTGCTCGTCAAGGAACTTGGCGATGCCCTTGGCGAGGTTGTCGCGCACCAGCATTTCAACGGACGGGCTGGAGAAACGCGCCAGTTCGTCGGTAACGCCCATGATGCACGCCGTCTTGGCAAAGCTCAGCGTGACAGTGTCGAACGACCCTGCAGCCACCGGCTTCGATGCGCCTTCCCCGACCCATGTTGCGGTGATCACGCTATTTTCACGCGGGATGCGCGAGTTAAATGGGACCCGCGTCAGTCCGGGAATGCGCCCCATGAAAGTCTGCGGCACCAGGAATTCGAGGAACTCGCTGGCCAGGTTTTGCGGATAGACCAGGACACCCGCATAGGCCGGCGTCGTAACCGTGCCGGTGGCAACCGCCGCCTTGATGTCCATTTCGATCTGCGGCCATTGCCCGCAATACTGCCGTGCCACCGCGACAACGTCACGATTGTACATCCCGGCATGGATTTGACAGGCCAGCCGCTTGATCATGCCCAACCCTGGCGGCAGCGTCGGTGCCTTCACCTGGATCGACGATGAATGCATCTCCATGCCTTCGCCGTTTGACACAGGTTTTGCCGTGCTGATCAGTTCTTTCTCGATCAGCCGGCAATCGCTCAACTCGCGATCCACCGACTTGATGACGGCCGAGTGTTCGTCGAATGCATTCTGTTCGGCTTCGTCCTTGGTGCGGTCTTCTTCGACGATCTTCGCTTGAATTGCGTCTCGCGCGGCCACTTCGGCGGCGCGTTTTGCCTCGAGATCCTTGAGTCTCTCGGCGTTGGTCTTCGTGGCCATAGTCCTGGCCTCCAATTTGATGGAACGGGAAACCGCGACGGCGGCGGGTTGATGGCCCGACGGGGCCGGGATCGCCGCCTGCGGTTCGCCGGACGCGGCGCGCGAGCGATGATAAATCGAGCGAATATTGTGGATGGACGCTTCGGCATTGGCCGGGATGGTGACGGCGGATAATTCCAGCCATTCCCATTCATCGTATTGCAGGCCGCCGCCCTTGAGGTGCGTAACCTTGTCGGCCACCGACTTGAAGCCGATCGATACGGCGCGCACCAACCCCAATTTGATGCTTTGCCATGCCTCGTCGAGCCGGTCCTTCAATTTGCCCGGTTCAGTCGATTGGGCGATCTTGGCGCGGAACGGAATGCCATCGTCGCGTGCTTCGGCCCATGTCACATGGCCGATCGGCTCGCCGGATTTATGGTGCCACAGCAACGGCATCGGCAGATCGAACTTGGCGCCGCGCGGCTTGACGATATCGCCGACACGATCGACCGTCGGCGTCGAGGCGACGCCCTCGATGATGCGCTGGTCATCATCCATAGACTTGATGTCCAGCACCGAATAGGCGCGATTGAGTTTGGACATAATCCCTCCGTTACTTTACAGTCCACTTTGCGGCGGCGTGGAAGTCGCAGACACGCAACTAGATCGGACAGGGTGATGCCAAACCTGCAGGGCCGATCTGGTGAGGTGCGAGCAGCCTCTCGCGGGTGGTAGCGTACCCGCCCGCAATTTCAGCCAGCAAAGAACATTTGAAATTGCGGCGCCTGGTCGGGATTAGCCGACATCACCGTGGCGGCATCAAACATCGCCATGGCGCAGTCGATCTTGGCGTCACCGGCGTTCTGCTTGGTCATGCGTATAGCTGTGGCCGTCGGTTCTATTTTGCAATTGCCCACACACCACGCCATCAACGCCGAGCCGTTGTGCCAGAGCGTGCCGTTGGCGAGCTTGCGCTCGGTGCCCTTGATCGCGTTCATCATGGCGTAGCCTTGCGGCGCGCCGATCAGGTTTTTGTCCCCGACGGAGACCCCGATCCTTCCGAGAGCATCCACGAATTCGCCGAGGCCAGCAGGATCAACAGCGACAGCCGCCAGAAGATTTCTTCGCTTGATGTCGCGAATAATCTCAATGATGGCGGCGATGTCGTCGAGTTCGTCTTGGACAATGGTAAGTTCCCCGTTATTCTGGAAATCCTGCAGCGTTGCCGCGATCGTTTGCCTTCGCTGCAGGACGCTCTCGTGACACCAAGCATGTGACCAGGAAAGCCAGTGTTTGGTCTCGCGGCAGCGTCCGAGAGTACAAAGCCCGAACAAGTCATCCAGCCCGCCACCGTCGATCCCCACGACCACAATTTCCGAACGCTCGAGCAACCGCTCCAACGTCAAAGTCTCGTCGGTCTGCTTTTCCCAGAATTCCGCACCGGCCCATCGGTCGCCTCTGAGCGACAGCCCTATCTCGACATTGAAATGTTGCGATGCAAATAGCGCCAGGTCGCCCTGCCCCTTGCGCTTGGCATCGATGAGCTGCGAGCGGAGAAATTCCGCATCGACCGACCGTCCCAAATTCGGATTGACCAAAGGCCACGTTTGTTCTTGTTCCCATCCGCTATTCGCCGCGATCTTGTGCGGTAGTTCGTACAAAACGGGCAACAATGGCTTGGGCAACGTCAATTTGCCGTCGCGCACGTCTCTGGCTCGCGCCAATTCGGATTTGAACACCCCGGCGGGCGGCGCTTTTGACTGCGTCGTGATCTGGATGAGGAATCCATCCGGTCTGCTCGCCAGGGCTCCCCTAATTTCGAGAAAGATATCCGCGGCATGGCTCTTGGTGGCGAACACGTGCGTTTCGTCAACCAGACACCCCAGCGGCTTGCCGCCGGTGATCACGTCCACGTCGGCGGCTTTGATCTGCAGAAAACTGCCATGCTTGCGGTGGGTAATCCGGCGGATGTTGTCCTGGATATGGAACACGGTGGACAGCGTCGGATCGAGCTTCACCATGGCCCGCGCCTGCCGGAAGGCAATCCCGGCCACCTCGATCGTCGGCGCCAGAAAGGTGAATTCCGCATCCGGGCGCCGGTTACGGCAGACCGCCGCCACCATCAAACCGGCCGCTAACGTGGATTTGCCGTTCTTCTTTGGGACTAGGAGAAAATATTCCTGTATGGCCCGCGTGTGTTTTTCAACATCGTAAGAACCAAATAGCGCCGCGGCGATCTCAAACACCCAATCGCCCATGGCCTCGCCAAATGTCGGCTGGCCAATCACATCGGGCAGGCGCAGGCGCTTGAATGCGGATAGCCCGTGAAACACCTCATCGGGGAACAGCGGTAGGCCGGGAACAAGGCTTTGACCGGCCATGATACGCTCGGCCCAATCGGGAACCGCCGTTGACCACGGATTCCGCTCGTTATTGACGATTAGGTGCAAAGTTCCATCCCTCAACGCAACAATATGACCCTAGGGCCAGTTGACACCTAGGACCATTGGCCCTATGTTGGCGGCATGAACAAAGGAACAAAACAAATCCATCGCCCCACGGTTTATTGGGTTTCATACAAGCTCAACGGCAAGCTGATTAAGA